ATTTTCAGCTTGCGCATTGGCTAATTCTCTCGAGTACTTTGCATCGAGCGCAGCAACATCACGCTGACGCTGCTGCATGTCAGCGATGGTGGCGATCGCCAGCTTCAGCTCACTGACTTTTTTATCACGCTGTTCTTTGTAGGCGATGGCGTTATCACGGTAATGATTGACCGCCCACGACAGGCAGACGATGATGCAGATAACCAGAGCATAAATAATCGCGGCGACTCTGCTCACTGATCTATCCCCCAACAGGCTAATGCGCTTTCCTGGTCACGACGAATAACCTGTCCATAGCAGTTATTTGAACGTATGCGGCAATCGCGCCCACCATCTTTTATCCACCAGCGAATCGCCTCGCATGCACCTTTACGATCACCAGCATTCAGCCGCTTATAAAACGTCGACGGAAAACACTTACCGGGGCCAATGTTATAGGGACAAAATGACGCGATACCGGCTTTTTGTGGCTCGGTCAGTGGTACTTTAATATTGCGCTCCACCCATGCCAGCGCCTTATCACGCTCAATGGCGTTGACCTGGTCGCATTTTTCCTTCGACAGTTTCATACCGGGAAAAACGGGTTTTCCATCCACCATCGTGGCACCCCGACAGATGGTCCAGATGCCGGACCCATCGCGGTATGCCGTTGTGTGGTTACCTTCTTTTTCATCCAGAAACTGGTCGAGAATATCAGGCGCGGGCGCACCGACGGCAATCAGTGCCAGAACGGCAGCCGACAGGCCGTATCTGATTTTTGCGTTCATGGATATTTATCAGGATTTATCGGTTTCTGCCCACGGACAGGTTTATCTGTTCCGGTCAGTGACTTAAGGTTGTGATTCCGGAGGAGTCTTCAGAGAACCAGTAATTCTTCCTGGTAGCTTTCCTTTGTAGGTTATCCAAACATTCTGCGCATCTAAAATTACGGGGCGCTTTTCCGGCGACTGCTCATCCCCTTCACATAACCCGGCAGCAACATCCAGGAAGACCTGTCTGATGCTCCTTCTGGCTGCTGCCTCATAAAACTCCAGCGCGGCACCTTCAACACGGTCCAGCGAGATGTCCAGGTCAAAAATTTCACCGTCAAAGCCTTTTTTGTCCCGTAACGCTAAAGTTACCGTAACTTTATTCTCAAAATTGCGGATTCCTTTCACAATCAGTTCATAGTTTTGAGTCATTGAATTACTCTCCCCGTGCAGCCTTACGCTTGTCTTCTCTGATTTTGAAGTACAGATTTGTCAGATAAGTCAGGAAGCCCAGAACCAGACTCCCCAGTACACCAATCGCAGCCCACTGTGAAGGACTGACCTGATCAAGCCACTGTAAAAACCAGTAGCCAGCACTGCCTGCGGAGGTGCCGTAGGCAATGCCCGTTGAAATTTTGTCCATGGATTTCATAGCCTCACCTCCGCAAATAACGGATGGCGTAGTTTTACACTGAGAAATGAAAGGGATTTGAAAAGAAAAAACCGCAAAAGCGGGCGAAACGATATATACAGAAAGGAAAGCACTCTATCCAACAAACCACACCCACAGTTAATCGGAATAAAAGCAGAGTGCTTATGAATGATCGCCTGCCCGAAGGTTAGTATTTCTGCACAGCAATTTTGCAAAAAAAGGCGATCATTCATAACTTAAACGTCTTTCAGTCACTCCGGGATTTCCCATCATCGCAGACTGAAAGACTCTAACTGGAGCGGGCAGCGGGAATCGAACCCGCATCATCAGCTTGGAAGGCTGAGGTAATAGCCATTATACGATGCCCGCATATGGTGCCGACTACCGGAATCGAACTGGTGACCTACTGATTACAAGTCAGTTGCTCTACCTACTGAGCTAAGTCGGCACTGGACCGCCACCGGGGACTCGAACCTCGCACACTCAACTTAAAGGGTTGACGCTCTTTCCTGATGAGCTAGTGGCGGCTGGTGGCCCTTGCTGGATTTGAACCAGCGACCTGGCGATTATGAGTCGCTCGCTCTCACCACTGAGCTAAAGGGCCGGGCGCAGGATAATAACGTTACGAAATCAATGTTGCAAGCATTCAAAAATCACCCTTATCTCCTCCACCAGCGCATTCACCATGTCTATCCGAGATAAGTGGCACAAAAAACCCGCTTGTGGGCGGGTTTTGTTTGCTTTTGCCATCACGTACAAAATCGGCAAAATATCAGATTTGCATGAAATATATGCCTTTCAATCTACTTTTGCAACACTTTGCTTTGAAAATGCCGCCTTTTGTTTTGAACGTGTTCTCATTACAAACAATAAAGCCTCACTATCAAGTCGGTGAAAAATGTGTTTCATTGCAACCCAGTGACGAGTAAATGTTTTGGACCAGTTTTTAGTTGTCACTCCCGCCAGTAATGCCAGCTCCTGGTATTCATAACCTTCCCCACCAAAAAGTTCTGCTTTTAATGCCTGCGCCGCCAGCCAGATTAATTTTTTCAGGCGTTCCTGCGTTTTCCCTGCAATTTTTCTGGTACCGGATTGAGTATTAAATTCATTCCACGCCCACTGTGTTATCGCGATCTGATATTCCCAACAAATACTCCCGCTGTAACACCACAACAACCAGGCTTTATGATGTTCTTCAAGAGACAGAACTGCCCGTCGCCATGATGATGTCGAAAACTCAACCTGACTTACCAGAGCAATTGATGAGCCTTTCGCCAGTGATTGTTTTCCCGGTATCGGTGGACTATCCCGCGTTATCATTCTTCCAGTCACTTCATCTCGGTACCGGATTTTTTTACGCCTGTAACGCCCTGTATCAAACATGGCATTCTCCTGCCAGGCTTCAAGCTGACCTTTTGTTGCCCCACTCAAATCAGCGGTGGCGATAATGAGCTGCTCACGCACAAACTGTAAATACTGGTTATTCATGCGCACTCCAGTTCTGTGATTTTTATCCCCAGCCGCCCACCAGGAACGAGCTGACCGCGCACAATATTGATTTCATCAAACTGCTCGTCGTCTATGAGTAGTCCGGCATGCGTCAGCGCATCCAGTGGTGCTTTCAGGATATTGTCCAGGTCACGACGGCGCTTATCCGGTGGCTCTGCAATAATCTTTATCGTCAGCCTTCCGGACAGGTTTAATTTCAACCGCTGCTGGCGAACAATTAGCGCCACATCATGGCGATAACGCTTTCCGGCCTCCGAGATGAAATACGTATTGCCATGACGTCGCCAGTAGGTATTCACCGTCGGCGGGTAAGGCAAAACAAATTCTATGCGTTCAGTCATTCATGCTTTCCACTTCAGGACACCCGAATTTCTCGCGTGCATTAAAAAACGAATCAGCAACAACAGCTGGCTGCCGTGTTTTTCTTCAAAATCTTTTACCCCGGCGTGCAGTTCGTTATGACATTTACGGCACAGCGGAATAACAAACAAATCATCAGCCTTTGTTCCCATCCCTCCCAGTCCATGACCAATGATGTGATGCGGATCATCTGCCTGATTACCGCACGTCATGCATTTCTGCGTTTTTACCCAGCGCGTGTATACAGGCATCTCTTCCCGTTGTGGTTTCTGGCGCTGGAGATACTGAGCCGGTGACTCCGGATCAACAGCAATGCTGACCACCGTCTTTTCCTGTGGCGGGTTTTGCTGGTGGGCGTGAGGCAGCGGCGCAAGATTTTTTGTGCGCTGCTTCAGTATGCTGGTGGCGGTCTGCTCTCCCGGTACGATGTCGCTTTCACGGTACATTGAGCGGATTTTTTCCGCACGCAACCCCAGCGAACGACGTAATACCGCTTCCGGTAGCGCGTCCGCCACCTGATTGCGGACTGCCCACCAGGATAATTCAGCCAGAGATAATTCACGCTCCTGCGTACCGCTTACTGCGTGACCGATGACGTCAATCATCCATGCTGCCAGGTTTTGTTGAGCCAGATGTTCCAGTGATTCGGAGGTCTGGTCACGCAGCTGGTTGTCGCAGTGCCAGCACAACACCATCGCGCCGGTACCGTAACGATGTATGACGGTTTCACTGTGATGGTAGTCACCATGAGGCCACTGGCAGGATTTGACATGACGCAGTAGCCAGTCAGACAGTGCACCAGCGCCGCCGGCAGCACGAATCACCCGCTCATCGCTGAAAAATGGCAGCAGAGATTTGTCTTCCGCCAGCGGCTGGCGAACGGCAGGAACGACCCCGGACGGCAGACCGCGCATGCTTTTTGGTTCCGGCTCGACCAGTACACGCCCCTGCATAAACAAAGGCATCGCATCAGGACCGGGCCTGAAAAGTACAATCCCCAGACGGTGAGCAATTTCAGGAGTCACTAATACCCTCACATTACCTCCAGATGCGTTGCTGGAATGTGCGGGACGGACGCGGCGGGCGTTCGGAATAAGGGAGCCTGACGTAGATTATCCAGTGACGGTAGTCGAGGCTAAGGGCTTTCTTAAACTCATACCCACGTCTGCGGTAGTTATGAATCAGCCATTCGGCCTGTTCTTCAGTGCAGGGATCGTGCTGATACCAGTCATATTTGAATGCGTGAGAACACAGCCCGCACCTGCTGGCAAGGTCGGTATCAGAATTGTGATATTTGGTATTGTGCGCCATCGGTTGTCTCTGCTGGCGCAGCAGGTGCCAGTTGTTCAGGCTGGCGTGCGAATTGTAAACCAGAATGCCAGGAAAAAACAAAACCCGCCGAAGCGGGTTACGTGCGGGTGCGTTGAGGATGCCTGACACATCAGAGGTGGCGAGGGATTTCTCCCCCGCCTGGTCTCTTACTCCTCAGGTTCGTAAGCTGTGAAGACAGCGACCTCCGTCTGGCCGGTTCGGATTCGTACCTCGCAGAGGTCTTTCCTCGTTACCAGTGCCGTCACTATGACGGTTAAACAGATGACGATCAGGGCGATTAACATCGCCTTTTGCTGCTTCATAGCCTGCTTCTCCTTGACCTTTCGGTCCGTAAGAGGCTAATCTCTATGTGTCGCATAGATATGGCCTCAGATTAATGTTAAGCGTCTTGCAGGACGCGTAATGTTAACTGGGGCTTTTCTCTATCTGCCTTTTGGTGTTCATGCCTGAGACAGATAGCCTCAAGCACCCGCTGCAATTCTACTTAACTCTCCTTTTCCCGCAAACCGTTTTTATCCCCAGCGGCAAATCGAATACACCACCAGCGCCGCCGCCATTGCAATTCCTGCCGTTGTAAATGCCTCAGGCCAGGTCATCGTAAAACATCCTCCACGCTTATCAGTCCATTTCGTTTCAGGTAATGCATCGCCATCTCCGGTAATTTGCAGTCTGGATTAGCTTTTTTCAGTTGACTGACCAGTCGTTTAACCCACATTGTTAATTCGCCAACCTGATTACTGGATGCTAGTGGATTGTCGGCTTTACCCAGAATGACAGCACAGCAGGCCTCTTTGAGCACCCAGTCAACAGCGTCTTTCCATGCTCCTGTTTCGGCTGGCGGATTTTCACGCTTTACCTGTTCATAAAAGCGCACGGCTTTAACCAGTCCTTCTGATATCACCGGGACTGGCGGGGTAGTGAATAATGCCTGAATCTCATAGCTCGGCCTGTCGTTGCAATCCTCTTTTGTCGGTACATATTTCCAGTCACCAACCCACATCTTCTCCTGAAAGTCCGTAACGCCTTTTTTCACGTAGCGATATCGCCATGCAACTGGTTTTGCCTGCCCTGCCGTTTCATGCCCTTCCTGATAATTAATCTCGCTCATTCATAGCCCCACTCATCACAATATGCTTCGACCGGAGTTTTTCCTGCTTCATAGTCATCACGCCATGCTTCAGCATCGGCGGCACTTCCACCGCGTAACTCTGCATAGTCCATTAACAGTTCATGCCATTCTTCAAAACTGGCGTTATATTTAGTTGAACCAAAATCAGCCATTTTGTTCTTCCTCTTCGTCTTTTATTTCGTGATATGAGTAATTGCAGTAGTTAAAGAAAATTTCTTTTGCTTCGTCATGAATTTCATCAGGTGTTGCGTCATCGTCCACTTCGAATACATCCTCAAAATCTCCACCAGCTATTCCAGTTTCAATAATTACTTTGAACTTTCGCATTTCACTACCGCCCTTTCGGGTGGCCTCCTGCTGTTCTGAGGGTGTAGAAATCCCTCCGGTTAAGGATTAAATTTTATTTACAGTGATAAATTTATTTATTCTGGAGCGCGAAGCTGTTCTACACAATGCAGCAGCGCATCCATCACTTCCTTAAGCGTTACAGTATCGGCATCATCCAGTTCTGCAACTTTTGCATGCCTGACAAACGCCGCGCGAAGCTCGTTAAACGCCACCGCCTGTATATCAACCAGGAAAGCGTCAGTAGCTGGCGTTTCAGGCTTGAATCCATTTGCATCGCGTGGGCTGATGTCATCGCTTGTATAAATAAAGCAATCATCCTTAATGAATTTATTTAACCCCACATTCTCCACTGCCAGCGTCGCAAAATTAGCTTCCAGTTCTGCAATGCGTTTGCTTTGGGCTTCCCGTTCATCCAGCAGCGCCTGCACTACTTCAGGGTTGAAAGCTGCGATATAACGAGCGTTGTTCTCTGCGTTTTTCTGTCCGTCGAATCCAGGCCAGTCGACAATATCTCCGTGATGATTATCTCCTGGCGTGTGCACGGCGTACGTGCCGTATTTGCCCGGCGAAATAAATGCGACCCATTCGCCTTGTGTTGCCTGTTTTGCTATCTCACGTAGCGCCTGATAATTAATTTTTCTCACTGGTTGCCTCCTGGCAAAGCTGGGCGACAATATCGCGATATTTATTCAGCTCCCGCAGCGCGGCACAGACTCGCTCCCATTTCCTGATATCACTTTTCGCCCGACGCAGTTCGCGGTTTGCCTGTCGCAGCGATGGCAGAACCAGATTATCCACTCGCTTCTCAAGCGGCTGCACAATGTCCGCCACAGTTTCTGTTTTAATATCTTCCTGTGTTGCAGCTTCCTGTACTGGTAACGCAACACATGCAGGCTGAGGAAAGGCTTTACCATCAGTTTCCGCTACCGATGCCGCTTTCGGCTCTGCTGGTAAATTCTCGCCCGGCATGCAGTAACGAAATTTACCGTTCTGATTAACACGAATCAGACGACCTTTGCTGATTGCCATTGCCAGCGTTGAAGCCACTTTGCGGGATGTTGTACCGAACAGCGTAGCCAGTTCATCCGCCGTTTGTGGTCCGCGTTGTTCAATCGTCGCGGTTAAATCGCACTCTGAGATTTTCGCTACTGTCGCCGTGGTGGTTTCTTCCGGCTGTTCTTCTGGCGCTGGCTGTTCCTGCTGAACGTTGTTATCAGCCACACGCCAGGTGTACGCGCTTTTATCAACAAAACCAGCCTTTTTCAGTTCCCACAGCTCGTTCAGTACTTCTTCACGACTGATATCAAGTCGCGCAGCCAGCTCTACCGACGTGGCTTTTCCCATCGCTTTCAGTGCGTCAAAAACAGTCTCCATAAATTTCCTCCCGGTAAAAATTACTTTTCAATACCTGGCTGACCAACATTCGGGCGCCAGCTCTCCCAGTTAAAATTCACCCAGCGACCACCGTTCATGGTCATGCGGTCCATCACGCGTTCGCCAAGCAGCGTATTCATCGCTGCGTGGTTCAGGTTTGTCAGCATCCCGACGCTGTGCATCGAGGCCGTTCTGCGATCGACTATCTGGTTCAGTGTGACCTGTTCGTTACGCGTATCCCGCTGCATACCGATTTCATCCAGGATAAGCAGGTCAACTTCACACAACCCCTGCAAAAATTTTTCGCCTGAGTTTTTGTTGTCGTAGTTGCCGTGTAACGCCAGCATCACATCCGCCACCGTCACCACAATCACGCTGCGACCTTTCGCCAGAAGATGGTTGCCAATGGCTGCTGCCAGATGATTCTTTCCGGTACCCGGCTTACCGCTGAACACAAAATTCGTGCACCCGGTTATCAGTTCGCCTGCAATGGACTTCGCCTGGCTGAGTGCATGACGCTGTCCGTCGTTCTGCACCTGGTAATTCGCAAACGAACATTTCTGGTGCAACGGCTGGATACCGGAACGATTCAGGAATTTTTCCACCCGTAACTGGCGATTCTGGCGGTTGATCTCCTCGCTACGTTTTCGCCCTTCTGCAAGCTGCCACTCCCGCCACTCGTCCACTGTCCGGTACGCCGCAGTTACATGCTGCGGGGCCAGCTTACGGATACGCTCAAGAACACCATCTGCCGCAATATTTTTCATAGCCCGTTACCCCCTGAACCCCGGCGGAATTTCGGTGTCCGGTTCAGAAATGTGATTCACGCAACGCTGTACAGGCGAACGCCCCAGACGAATAACCAGCTCATCCCATTTTTCGCGAAGCTTTGACGGGCTCATGACGTTTTTTACCCAGAATGGATCCCGCTGTACCCGACCAAACATTTCGCAAATTTGTCTGTGAGTTCTGCCATCCAGCATCCGCATTGTGCGCACATCATTGGCCCATGCAGTCCAGTTTGGTTCTTTCGGTCGCATGATTTCGCCATCATCGCTGGCAGCCTGCTCGTAAAGACTCACGATTCGTCCCCAGATCCACTGCGCACACGCTAAATCTTCCTGGCTGCCCCACTGGCGTTTTTTCGCACTGAACACAACCGCGTCAGGGTGTCGGTTTAAAAAATCCTGTTCAGCCGTCTGCATGTCCGGTTGCGAAGCTTCCGGACGAGAAGTTTTTTTATTCTCTGTAGTAATCTCTGTTGTATTCTCTGTAAGATCATCAGGCCATTTTGACCCGATGACATTGGGTCGTTTTGAACCAATGGAGCGTGCCATTTTGACCTCTTCCATCGTGTCATTTTGACCTGATGGAGCGGCGCATTTTGACCTGATGGATTCGTTCACTTTGCCACCATCTAAAAGCTCGCTCTCGTAATTAATCGTGTAAAAATTAGTCATATCACGCTTTGATTTGTTGAGCTTTTCGCAACGCAAAAGCCCCAGCGTTTTCAGACTTGCAAATGCGCGTTTTAACGTTGACTCTGACCAGAACGGGAACTGTTCCAGCCATTGTTCTGTTGTGTTATAAATCCAGCGAACACCATCACATTCCATGCCGGAACTGGTATCTCTCAACCAGTAATGCAGCTGCTGCAACACGATGGCTTCGTTCAGACCAATTTTCATCGCCAGCTGCGTGTTTATAACCAGCGGACGTTCAGCAAAAAGGAGCTTCATCCCCTCCCCCAGAACACGTTATCAATGCACCACCACGGCATTTCCCGCCGGACCACCACGATTCATCTGATTGAAACCAGCGATCGCCACTGCGACAAAATCATCAGCGTCTCTCACCAGTCGTTCCCGCATCTCCACCAGCTCCCGAAAATAGGCTGAACTGTGGCTGCGCATTCGGGCCACCAGCAGAGGTGGCATTGCTTTTTCGATCGCTGGTAACAACGCCTGAATTTTTTCAACAGCATCAGGGGTGTCTTTCTCCACCCAGCGGAATATTTTCTGAGTATTGCGAGCCAGGGCTTCCGGATGGCTGTCGTCATACAGTTCCGGGAACGTCATTCCCAGCTCGAAATACGCTTTGGTAATTTTCGCAGCCGGTACTTTTTCGCCGTCCGGATGCGCCCAGGCATTCATCGCCATGCGGATGTGTTCATGCTTGATTTTCATTAATCATTCTTTCCTTCGTTCGAGGTGCTATCCTGCTTCTTGTAAAGTTCTGGGTTGTATTTCAATTCACCGTTAGTAATTTCATCCAGTTCCATTGCGCGAAGTTTGGGAATAACTGCTTTCCACCGCACAACAGCCACATGTGAAATTCCAAGAGCCTCAGCTACTAGTCGCTTTTTTTTGAAATAGCGCAGAACATCATCTTTGAACATAAAACTCTCCTGTTATTTCGAGCGGGAGGGTAACAATAGTTACATAGCAATGTCAACCATAGCAACATCACTTGGTAGTAACATTGGTTACATGAAAAACACTATCAGCGAACGTATTCGGAATCGTCGAAAAGACGTTGGATTAACCCAACAGCAGGTTGCGAAAGCAATCGGCATATCTCGTGTATCCGTAACAAAATGGGAAAATGGCTCTTCAAAACCTGACGGTGAGAATTTGCATCTACTGTCAAAATTGCTTTCCAAATCTCCTGAATGGATTCTTTATGGAAAGGACTGTCACGATAAAACCGATGATCTGCGTCTGAATCAGTACCCTTACATTAGTGACAACATCGCCCGGTTGCCCGTTTTAACGTGGGAACAGGCTGGTTATTGGGATATGAGTTGTCCAGTAACCGAGATTCCTGGTATTAAGAATTGGGTTGATGTCATGACAAAAACCGCTGAAAACTCTTTTTTATTGCATGTTGAGGGAGATGCGATGACAAACTCTAACGGCCTCCCAACCATCCCCGACGGATCTACCGTGCTGATCACACCATGCTCAAGTAACATTAGAGAACTGGTGGGAAAAATAATCTTAATCCAATTGGAAGGAACGCCAAACGTAACACTAAAAAAAGTTGCGATTGACGGACCAAACATCTATCTGTTGTCACTGAATCCGCTTTACAAACCCATCGAACTGAATGGTGGTTACACCATTAAAGGTAAAGTTTCACAAATACATCAATACTTAGACTGAGTCAGAACCCGCATTCATTGCGGGTTTTTTATGCCCTCAAATGTACCTTTTGCAACATTGTATTGACTCTAAAGGTAACTCTTGTTACCTTAACAACATACCAACCCACCCCGCCCCACAGAATGCAGGGCAATACTTCGAGTTACCAGGCAGTGGTCAGGGGTTAAGTAGCCAGCCCGAGGCGTAAGAACATGACGGCAGGGTTCAACTTTAACTATGCAGCAGGTTTTTGTTCCGCTACCCCGGCGTTAAGGGGAAACAGAGGATTTCTCAGTGGGCGAAGTCAAACATCAGAATGGAAGGCATCACGGGATCGGCAAAGAAGCAGCAATGGCGCTTTATATTGACATCAGCGCCATTGCCGGACAGGTAAGAGTTATCAGAGCGGTAACTAAGCGGTATGCGTCTTTATTTCAGAAAGTCTCTGGTGAGTGCACCGAAGATATTGTCAACGATTTCGTCATCGAACTGCGAGGACTCATCTTCAGTTACAAGGTGACCACAATTTTTGCAGATGGCTCCCGCGAAACTGTCAGAGCCCTGCGGCTTAAAGGATGTGTCAAAGACTTCGCCACCACATTCTGGGCAAGAAAACTTGATTGTATTCATAACCAATTTCCTCTCGAGTAACAGACCCCTCAGAGGATACCACCTCGCCTGACGTGGTTAAAAGCAGGCAACGCTAACCACAAGGAGCCGACATGCAGAAACGAGAACCCGTCATCATCGCGCCAGACTATACCGATGATGAACTTTATGAGTGGATGCGCCAGAAAATTAATGCAGCGCAGGATCTGAAATGGGCCAATGAAGCCAGGGCTAAGCAGGCTGAAAATCTGTCCGCTCTGGAGCAGGATATCACCAGGCTGGAAAAAGCAGCGGCATTAAGCATTGCCAGAATGATTACATACCAGCGTTAATAGCTAACCAACGAAGCTAAGGTTGGTAATTAAGGAGTTCTCCACGGGTGAGGTGGAGTGCGTGCGCCGGACACGGGTGAGCATCCGGCACTGACAGTTTACTGAAAGGATATTTCCCTGAAAAGTCAGACCATAACGCGAAAGCGCACGGCGAGGTAGCTGGTTCATAGATAGCCTGTCGTTAAATTTTCGTCGACCGTGCGCTTCCGGTTGTGGCAATCCGCGAAATGGCGCGGCGGTAAGTATGGCGGGGTTATTCCTTCCCCCGTTGAGGACACCGGGTTGTCAGGTTGACCATACGCTTAAGTGACAACCCCACTGCAACGCCCTCTGTTATCAATTTTCTGGTGACGTTTGGCGGTATCAGTTTTACTCCGTGACTGCTCTGCCGCCCTTTTTAAAGTGAATTTTGTGATGCGGTGAATGCGGCTAAGCGCACGCGGAACAGTTAAAACCAAAAACAGTGTTATGGGTGGATTCTCTGTATCCGGCGTTAATTGTTAACTGGTTAACGTCACCTGGAGGCACCAGGCACCGCATCACAAAACTCATTGTTGAGGGCGCGATAATGAAAACGTTATTACCAAACGTTAATACGTCTGAAGGTTGTTTTGAAATTGGTGTCACTATCAGTAATCCTGTATTTACTGAAGATGCCATTAACAAAAGAAAACACGAACGGGAGTTATTAAATAAAGTATGCATTGTTTCAATGCTGGCCCGTTTACGTCTGATGCCAAAAGGATGTGCACAATGAATCCAGTATTTGCACTTATTCTGACGGTTTTTCTTGTTTCCGGAGAGCCAGTTGATATTGCAGTCAGTGTTCACAGAACAATGCAGGAATGTATGGCAGCAGCAACCGAACAGAAAATTCCAGGCAACTGTTATCCGGTCGATAAAGTTATTCACCAGGATAATAACGAAATCCCGGCAGGATTTTAAAACAGCACCGTAATAAATATCCAGTTTCATTCTTATATGTCAGCAATGGCAGAGATTTGTTCACCCTTAAATCTGTGATGAGGTTTACCAATAATGAGCACTGATAAAGAAGAATTTGCACTATATTGCGAAGCAAAAAATGACAAAGTAAGAAAACGCCTGGGAATTAAAGGTGGTTTTTACTGGACTACAGCAAAAAAATTATCTGTTGCAATCTCCCGCTGCATTACCGCAATGGATGACAACGATTATGATGAAGACGACTTTAAAAAACCCGTCCGCGTCAATTTGCCCGTTGTTGACGACCTTCCGCCAGAAGGCGTGTTTGATACTGAATTCTGCAACCGCTATGAAAAAGGCGGGAAAGATGGCATCACAATGACATTTATCGGCCCTTCCCCCTCTGTTCAGGACAAACCAGCCAGCACTGACAATACCAACATCAACGGCGAAGACATGACTGAGATTGAGGAGAGCATGCTTCTGCCTGTCTCCGGTCAGGAACTGCCCATTCGTTGGCTTGCTCAACACGGCAGCGAAAAACCAGTAACGCACGTTTCACGCGACGAACTCCAGGCATTACACATTGCACGGGCTGAAGAACTACCGGCTGTTACTGCCCTGGCTATTTCGCATAAAACCAGTCTGCTCGACTCGCTGGAGATTCGCGACCTCCACAAACTGGTTCGTGACACTGACAAAGTTTTCCCTAATCCTGGTAATTCAGACCTGGGACTAATAACTGCTTTTTTCGAAGCATACCTGGACGCTGACTACACTGATCGGGGTCTGCTGACAAAAGAGTGGATGAAAGGAAATCGTGTTTCACGCATCACCCGCACGGCTTCCGGTGCTAATGCTGGCGGTGGGAACAAAACCGATCGCAATCCGAATTTAGTACACACCCTCGACACACTGGATGTGGAGATTGCAGCAGCCACACTTCCGATGGATTTTAATATTTATGAAATTCCGGGCAGCGTTTATCGTCGCGCAAAAGAAGTAGTCCTGAACAAAGAAAGTCCGTTCAAAGAATGGTCCGCAGCACTTCGTGCAACCCCGGGTATTCTGGACTATTCCCGCGCCGCTATTTTTGCACTTATCCGAAGCGCACACCCTGAATTTTATCACTACCCGGGACGCCTTCAGGGGTATATCAACGCCTATTTGACGGAAACTGATCACGAGAACCCCAGCAAGGAAACTCTCACAGCTGCCCGGCATACGCCGGAAAAAGATATCCTGGAAGAAATTAACCGCGAGGTGGTTACTGAGCGTGAAACAGAAGAAGAAAAACCACAACCATCTGACGCAATGGCAGGTGAACAGGCAACAACTGAAACAATGGAACCGGATACAACTGAACATGGCCAGAACGCGCAGTCGCTGGATGCTCAGTCGCAGGTGAGTTCCGCTAACCAAGTAAAAGTCACCGCTGACGAAGTAAACAAAATTATGCAGGCAGCCAATATCAGCCAGCCTGACGCCGATAAGTTACTTGCTGTATCGCGTGGTGAATTTGTTGAGGGGATTAGCGACCCTAATGATCCGAAATGGGTCAAGGGGATCCAGACTCGCGATTCTGTGAACCAGAACCAGCATGAATCGGAACGGAACGACCAAAAAGCGGAACAAAACAGCCCAAATGCGTTACAAAACGAGCCAGAAACGAAACAATCCGAACCAGTAGCGCAACAGGAACCGGAAAAAGTCTGCACCGCCTGCGGTCAGAGCGGTGGCGGCAACTGCCCTGATTGTGGCGCGGTGATGGGCGACGCAACATACCAGGAAACATTCGATGAAGAGAATCAGGTTGAAGTTCAGGAAAATGATCCGGAGGAAATGGAAGGCGCTGAACATCCACACAAGGAGAACCCTGGCGGCAATCAGCATCACGCCAGCGATAATAAAACTGGCGAGACGGCAGATCACTCAATTAAGGTGAACGGTCATCACGAAATCACATCCACCAGCAGGACGTGTGACCATCTAATGATCGACCTTGAAACCATGGGAAAAAATCCTGATGCCCCGATCATCTCAATAGGTGCAATATTTTTCGATCCGCAAACCGGAGATATGGGACCGGAATTTAGTAAGACTATCGATCTGGAAACTGCTGGCGGAGTCATTGATCGGGACACCATTAAATGGTGGCTTAAGCAATCACGCGAAGCGCAATCTGCCATTATGACCGATGAAATCCCGTTAGATGATGCACTGTTACAATTGCGGGAATTTATCGACGAAAACTCCGGTGAATTTTTTGTTCAGGTCTGGGGAAATGGAGCCAACTTCGACAACACGATTTTGCGCCGTTCATACGAACGGCAGGGGATCCCCTGCCCGTGGCGTTACTACAACGATCGCGATGTACGCACAATCGTTGAGCTGGGGAAAGCCATAGACTTCGATGCCAGAACGGCTATTCCATTCGAAGGTGAGCGCCATAATGCACTTGATGACGCTCGTTACCAGGCAAAATACGTTTCAGTTATCTGGCAAAAACTGATCCCGAGTCAGGCTGATTTTTAATGTTCAACCGTCGCCAGTTGTCGTTGATATTCTGCAACTGGCGCGTTCCGGAGTGATAGCCATGAGCGAACAGTACCTGATAACGCTCGACGAGTGGAAACCAAAACGGTTCAGTCTCCCAATAACAAACACTACCCTGGTGAAATACGGAAAACTAGGATACATCGTTCCAAGGCCACAAAAAATTCGTGGGCGTTGGCTGATAGATCGCCGAGCAGTATTTGTTGGGCCTGGTGAAACGGGAATTGCGCCGGAAATTCATACTGGCGATGATGATGCACTGAAGGAGATTTTAACTCATGTCACCGAGGCCACGAAAAAACAGCACTGACGTAGCCGGTCTTTACGAAAAGTTTGATCGCAGAACTGGCAGAGTTTACTACCAGTATAAAAATCCTGTGACTGGAAAATTTCACGGACTCGGAACAGACAAAGGTAAGGCAGAAAAAATCGCTTCCACAGCCAATCAGCGAATAGCTGCAGCAGAAGCTGAATATTTCATGCGCAAAATTGATGAAAGTCCGTCAGCAACAAAACGTCGGGGTATCAGATTAAAGGCATGGGTTGATCGATATCTGAAAATACAGGACACGCGACTGAAAAATGGAGATATTGCAGCTACAACTCACAAAGAAAAAACCCGAATGGCTGCATACCTGGTTTCCCGTCTGGGAAACCACCCATTGAAAGAACTGGAAGTAAGAGACTTTGCATTAATACTGGATGAGTGGCTGGATAAAGACATGGTCAGCACAGCGAGAGTAAATCGTGGATTATGGGTTGATATTTATAAAGAAGCACAGCATGCAGGGGAAGTTCCTCCTGGATGGAATCCTCCGGAGGCTACCCGTAAACCGATCCCTAAAGTAACCAGAGCCAGGCTCACCATGGAAGACTGGCAAAAAATTTACAATGCAACGCCTGAAAAACACTTTATCCGTAACGCAATGCTTCTTGCGATTGTTACTGGTCAGCGCCGTGATGACATTTGCCACATGCGTTTTTCAGATGTGTGGAACGAACACTTGCATATCACCCAGGGAAAAACCGGAATGCGTCTGGCGTTACCGCTTACACTACGATGTGATGCCATTGGGATAACGTTAAAAGAAGTTATTGATGGGTGCCGAGACAGAATATTAAGTCCATATCTAATCCATAGTCGGCACCAGAAACAACCGAAGCCGATGAGTAAAGACAACCTGAGCGACTACTTTGCCAAAGCACGGGATCTGGCTGGGATAATTCCACCAGCAGGAAAAACTCCGCCAACATTTCATGAACAACGCTCTCTATCAGAACGGCTGTACCGTGCACAGGGTATTGATACAAAAACATTACTAGGACATAAAGTCCAGGCAACCACCGATCGCTATAACGATACTCGAGGTCAGGAATGGGTTAAGTTGGTTATTTGA